TGTTCTTAGATATTGCGAAAAAATATAAAAATTTGATTTGTTGTATTCTTCTGTTCTCTATTAGAAGAATACAACAAACCAACCAATAAGAGAAAAAAAACATCTTAAATACCTTAAACAACTACCAGAGCAACCAGAGCAACCAGAGTAACCAGAGCAACCAGAGCAACCAGAGCAACCAAGGCAAGTAGTTCTTCGCGTTAGATATGAGTCTGTCTCGCACAACCACTGCCCGCGGCTCAGCCACACCTGGAGACACCATGATGACCCAGATGAGGATGTACAAGGACAAGTGGATTCGGGATTACCCATCTAACCTGACGCAGACGGGTATGTTCCGAAAGTGGGTCCCCAAGGAACCAGTGGACTTCACTGGTGCATATCATAGCATTGGATTTGATCAGATTTTCACTTCGGATAAGGTCTGTCTCAAGATGATGGGTTCCTACAACTCCAACATGCTTTATCGCGACTCGCTTGGCGAGTGTAAGATCCCAATCTATAGCGATGATGAGTTCACCGCCCAACATCCTATGGGCGCCCCTGGAATTCATCTTGGTGACAAGCATGGGTCCAAGGCATCTCATCTGATGATTGTTCGGCATACAGAAGATGGACCAATCACCTTCAACGAGATGCTCCCTTCAACCCCCGATGAGACGACTGATCTGAAGAAGCGCTTGGATCTGCTTGATGTTGCTATCAAGAACATCAAAGACAATGTGCTTATCTCTGAATGTGGTCCAAAGGTTATGAGTCGGGCAACTCGAGGATGGGCAAAGGATGGTGAACCAGACCAACCACTTGGGGATGTGTCAACAATGACTATTCGGGATTATATGGTAAACGTTATCACTAAGATGCCAGAAGATATTCGCAGTGGCCGACCTGGATACATCCTTGAAGATACTTCGGGAGTGGATGTCTCTAAGGATCCAGTCTCTGTTCGGAGTCTTATCGACACACTTTACGATGCCGAAAACATGAAGACATTCAAGGCAATTCAGCCTCCAACCGAGAATAGTCAGTTTCTGTCTCACATTCACTGCTTCCAGCTTCCAGATGACGTTGTTCCAGAATGTATGCAAAAGACGTATTTTGACTGCGAACTTATCTACAAGAACAAGCTACTACTCCAGACTGAAGATGATGAAAAGGTTGAAGAAGAGGTTGAAGAAGATGAACCACTAAGTCGTCAACTTAGCGCCCCCCCACCAGTTGAAGATAGTGAAGCAGTTCTTACACGACAAAGGAGCCCCGCCCCTCCAGTAGAGTGTTAGATTCTTAGTATGATTAGATAGTTAGATAGTTAGTTAGATAGATTATTTTTTATTCGCTAATTATTATATTACATTAGATATACGATGATATATTTTTTATTTGATCTCGATGATACACTTATCATTCATGATCATGGGAGGCATCTAAATTATGAAATGATACAACCGGATTATAGATTAAACAATTTATTAAGTAAAATACGTGGAGAATCTCATATTTATACAAATGGGACAGCTGGTCATGCTGTAGAATGTATTGAAAGAATGAATATCAAACATAATTTTACTAAAATTTACTCGAGAGATACATTGCCTTTTATGAAACCAGATTTTAGATCTTTTAAAGTTGTTCAGGGTGATGTTCAGAGAAATTATGATGATAAGTTTTTATTTTTTGATGATCAATTAGATAATCTTAAGATCGCGAAAAGTTTAGGATGGTTTACTTTTTGGATCCATCCTGATTATATGACAGCAGGAGATTATCCATTCGTAACAATGGCATTTCCAAATATTTATGAATGCTTAACTTACTTAGAAAATAAATATTAATAGATCGTATAAATGACAACAATAGATAATTCCAGATATCTTACAATTCTGAATAGTGATAAAACAGATCCACCTCCTATTATACGGGTTTTAGCGGGTGAGAATAATCAAAATGATTTTATAGAACGAAAACAAATACTTTTTAAAGGTATTGAAAAGATTTTACAAAATGAGGAAAATAGATTAATAAAAAATGATACTATAAAAAATTCTAATTGAAATATATAATGAATAATAAAATTATCAATGAGACTGCTGATGAGACTGCTGATGAGACTGCTGATGAGACTGCCAATAAATCAATGAAAGAATCAAAAGATCAACACACTTGTACAATCTGTATTAAAGAAGATTTAAATAAAGATGAAATATATTATACAAATTGTGGTCATGAATTTTGTAAACCATGTTTAGATGATTGGTTTAAGAGAGGTAATCAATCTTGTCCCCTTTGTCGTTCGGAAATAAATTACTACAAACATAACGATGAGAAATATAAATTAATTATTCATAGAGTAGAAAGAAATGAACACGAACAAGAACGCGAAAACCAACTACATCATATAAATTTAAATGGTTTGATTAATCGTAATTTAGCCGTAAGAAATATAGTAAAATCAAATATCCGATTAAGATTTTATGGAATTTCTATGACATCCTTGTTTTTGTATATGTTAAACAATTATCTTTATGAATTACAGAATATAAATAATCTAAATAATGAATTAATAATATGTAACATAAATAATACACATTTACAAGATAGTTTAAATACTTGTGAATCAAATAATCATTTTCTAGGTAGTGGATATTATGTTAATATGTTTAATGGTGAATTATCCAGAAGATGTTTTTATCCTTTAAAATTTTATAATATTTGTTTTAAATAAATAAATTTAATTTTTTATATTCTATATTATAAAATGAATTTAAGTGTTGAGCATGTTTTAATGATTGTTTTAGTTGCTTTTGCTTTACACTACCTTATGGGTAATTGTGGGTGTCGCGTGGAAGGAATCTCTAATCGCAAAGAGGGGGATTGTTGTAATATGGATGAGTGCGGAGATGGATTAGAGTGTAACCTCACGGCAATGACATCAAGGTGTATGTGGGACCCAGGAAGAGATTGGTATGGAGTATGCCAGAAAAATACACATTGGTTTGCGGATGCAGTCGATTATACGGTACTCCCAAAAATTCGTGACAAAGCGGAGGGGAAATGTTGTAATATGGGTGAGTGCGGAGATGGATTAGAGTGTAACGCCACAGCAATGACATCAAGGTGTATGTGGGAACCAGGAAGAGATTGGTATGGAGTATGCCAGAAAAATACACATTGGTTTGCGGATGCTGGGGGGGGCATGCCTGTCGTTACAGACTGAATTTAATTACGTAAATCAAGGAATTATTATTGTCAAATATCCTTTAAAATTTTATAATATTTGTTTTAAATAAATGAACTCTATCATATTTTTAACCGTAATTTTAGCGATTTATTATTATATCTACAATAATCATTATGATCGTTTTGAAGATAAATATCACTATTATTTTTATGGAATCGTAGCAGTGTATTTGATAATCTTATATATTTATTACTTCGAGTATGGATTATTTTATAGCTTGTTAAAAAATATATACGATGTGAATAATACTCCTTTATATTCGTTTAATTCCATGAATTCAAATGCTGAATTATTTCAATCACAATATCCAAATTTTAATATTAAACAGACACTTTTACAAAAGCAAAATGGTCGATGTTATGCATGTAGTAATTTTATAATGAATGATGATTTACATCATACTAAATTAAAATATAAAACAGATTTGAGGAATGGTGGTCAAAATACGATTGAAAATATAGGTTTAGTGTGTCATCAATGTTTTGGATTTACATAAGATTAAAAATTTTAAATAAAATATATTATAATATTAATATGTATTCTCAATCACAAAGTGGTGGAGATGGCGAGAAAAAACCATCGGATATTTTAAATAAATTAACGGTTCAAAGTGTATTATCTGGGGTTGGAATTAAATCTTCTAATATGGATGATATACTCGAAGGTTCTTTGGTAGATGTGGAAAATAGAATATCAATGATAAAAACACGTTTAGATCAAAATGATATGATAGTTCAAGGTAAAAAAGCACAACTTTCAGCGAAGATGAATGAATTTAATAGCAATTTAAAATCACAGAATGATTTATATAATTTCGGTGGTGGTGATAGTGAAAATAATTTATTTTCTCAATTAAAAGTTTACAGAGGGTCGCTGCTCTCAGATAAAAGACAATCATTACAAAGTGGGATTTTATCAAATGTTATGGGGATAGATGATTTATCAACCGAGGATTCAAAAGATACATTTTTAAAGAAATTAAATGAGACAAGGATTTTTAAGGAAACAGATAGAGAATTGACATATCTATCCATGGTAAAAGATATTCAAACTAGGCGTATAGGTGGTGAAAGAGGACCCGATATTTCAATGGTAAATAGTGATTTAAAAGAAATACAAAGAAAATATATTTCTCAACTTCAAGGTTTATTTAATTCAGTTGGTGCCGATAAACCTTATTATACAGGCATGAAAGAGTATGGTATTAATGGATATCAGAGTAACCGAGGTGAAGGATATCTTCAATTGCCTGTTATTATGAATAGTGCTAGATACAAAACTGCGAATGTAACAACTTATTTACATCATGGAAATGAAAATAATTCATATATTGGAATTAATTATGATTTAGTTGGTTCGGGTGGTGTAAGAAATGCTGAAAGTTTGCAACTAACAGATATTCGTGCGGCAACGGGTATTAATGATATTCCAGCTGATAAAACCCAAATAATAAGAACAAGGGGATCAAATATGGCGTTATTTGTAGAGACTGAAGAAGATAGTGGAGATAATCAAGGTTCTTCCGATTTTAAGTTAACTTCACCGGTTAATTTAACGGATAATGAAATCAATAATGTCCAGAAAGATTTAATGATACAACAACAAACCATGTATAATGGTGTTGAAAGCCCACCTAATGTTATTAGAGGAACCAGTAGAATAGTTAGAACAATTGTCCGAGGTAACGGCACATACATTGAAGCGACTGATCCACGCAAGTGTTTGGCTGGATTAATTCCTTTTGATGACTCCTTATTCTTGAATTTAATGGATGAAAAACAAGGTGGTATGATTCAAAATATTAATACATCATCGGGTGTTACAGACACCCCTATAAAGTGGAGGGGTGAAGAAATTACTATACAGAGGGGGAAATCTAATAGTTTGTATAGTAAAAAAGAAGAACTTAAATCAGTAAATGAAATATTTCCAAAATTAAAAAAGGGTTTAACTGATACATCTGATTATAATATGATAAATGTATTGGAAATAAAGAAAATATGCGAAGAATTCTCAAAAGAAGTATTAAAGTGTAATGAAAATGGTCAAGGAGATGGATGGGATGGATTGGGTTGGTTATTCACCCCCTCTACTAATGATGAAATTACTGGCGGAGATTTCAACCCTGAATATAGAGATAATGGTGCGAATCGTCATCTTATGAAAGCTAATTCACAAAATATACGTGTAGTTTATAAACAAGTTCGTAATAATGGTGGATTGCAATTAAGAATAGTAAATGATTCAGTGATGAGTAATGATGGTGGTGAAAATAACGCAGCGTTAGGGGAAGATGTTTATGTAGATGATCCAGATACTTATAACAGTCCAGATAATTATGATAATATTAGAGGTGCGTATAATAATGGAGAGAATTTAACAAATAATAATGATTTAATGTCTGTCGAAGATTGGTATGGAAATCCTCTAAGTGGAAATTCTCGCAGAGAAAGGTTGAATATTGCTGAATTAACAAGGAGGAGATGTATTTTATTTTTGTTTCATTTCTTAGAAAAAGCATTTAACGCCACATGGTATTGTTACAGAGGAGGTGAGACTGGAAACTACAAAGTCGTTTTAGATCCGAAAGAAGTTTATAAAAAATTATCTGATTGGGACTCCGTTCAAAAGTGGTGGTCTTATACAAAAAATTCAACACAATGTGTGAATGGTGTTGGCGCGGTATGTACCTATAGAGGAGAAAATGGAAGTGAACTTTTACCAGAAAGACTAACACCTGCTGAATGTTTATTATGTTTTGCCAGACACTTATTTATAGGAAGGGGTAAAGCAAGTGATGATGGATTGGGTTGTCGAAACGCGTGGGAGAGTGACTCAATGTTATGGGATGCGATTGAAAAGTTATTGCCTAAATTATATCGCTGTGCTATAGTAATTAAAAATAGAGAAACTATTAAAAATTTTTATGTTAAACTCAATGCCCTTAAACAGACAAGTCCCCTTTTAAGTGAAGCAAAGAAAGTAGGAAAAGATAAAATATCGAGATCTTCCGCAACAGAAAGCAAATTATTAAATGAATACCCACAGGATATGTATAGAGATTTATTGATACGTATGTATGATATTGATGCTAATGAAAGTGAAAAAAAATATTGTTGTTGTAAGAATGAGTGGACTGAATTTTCGGGTGGAAATATTGGTTCTGTAGTGCCATGTGATGTATGTGCTGTGGCACACTATTTCTTTGACATGCCTGAAGCAGTTTCTTCATATGATTATCGATTATATAATGATGAAGATTATACTGAAAGTAGTAGATTGAATTCAAATGTGCCAGTGGATTTTAAAGGTGTTAGTATTCCAGGAAGAGAACTAACAAATAGTGCGAAACATGCTGTAAGGGAATGGCATAATTATGTTTTATCTACGAATGAAGCAGGGATTATCCTTAATGAAAGCGGTAACGAATTAAAGGGTCTAAGTGAGCCATTTAATTCACAAGAACAAATGAGAATAGCAAAAGCAAATTCAGTATTAAACTTTGATACCAAACAAAACAGTATAAATTACGGTTCCTATGTTGTGAATGATCCAAACTACGCGAAAAAAGAAGCTCAATATAAATTAAAATGGCCTAAAGTATTTATAAGATTTGAACAAGATCCTGCTACAGAACGCGGTATTTTTACATTAGGAAATCGCGAAAAAACGGATCCAATTACTACTAGTGCTAGAAAATCTCATATACAAAAACATTGTAAAGAAGGAACACCACCTTATCCTATCAAGCATCTTAATTTCAAATCGTATCTTATAGACCATGGCCCGTTATTCTTTGATATGAAACGTATTCATGGTCAGGCAAAGAATATCTTGGTAAACTATATTTCGGGATGGGAAGCGAGAAAAGAAAGATATGATATATCTAAAAAAGATAAAGTGGAAAAACAAGATGCGAGGAAAGATGTTTTAGATTCATCAAAACCAAAAGGTGATATAGAATCGAATTCAGATGCCAGTTTAACTGAAGTAGAAGAGACTGTGATTACATCAGAAGAAATGCCCGGAGATAAAATTGAAGATATTTTACCAGAAGGAGAAAAAGATATTGAAGAACCTGTTCCAACATCTTTAGAAGATGCTAAGACTAAACAAGTTGTTGAATTATCGGATTATAAAGAATTAGAAGATGAATATAATAGAGTAAAACAGGAGATAGTGAGAAGGAATTCTTTATTAGAGGATATGGTTAGTGCTTATCGAGAAAAAAAGATGATAAACACAAATGATAGAACAGCGCAGAGATTAATGGAAGAATCAGATAATAAAAGAATTATGAGAATGAAATATAAAATTAAAGAATTAGAGAGAAAACAACAAAAACAACTTAACTTTTTAAGAGTTGCTATGTCAAATATGCAAGAAAAATTTGAAATTTATAAAAAACAGGAGGAAGAAATTAATCAATTTAAGGAAAATGAAAGAAGATCTAAATTGGAATCCGAAATGAATCGTTTAGTCGCAAATCAAAAAGAAAAAGATTCTAATCACATGAAGGATTTACATATTCGAAATTTAAAGAAAAAACAGAGTGAATATATGGGATTATCTGAAGAGACACTATACGGTGATTATGATATTATGAGATTGAATTCTAAAATGTCTTCTCGTTCTCTTCCACCGATATATTCTGAAGTAAAGAAAGCGAAAAAACCTAAAAAGAGAACACAAAGCAAGAAAAGAGCAAATAAAAGAAATTCACAAAAAAAGAAAAAAACACCTAAGAAATAATTAAAAACATCCAAATTTTCTCTTTTTATCTTTATCAGGGGATAATTCTGACCACTCCCGAATTGTATAATTATCACTCATTGAAAGATTACATCTAGCACAGATTGGTTTTAAATTATTTATATCTAATGTACCTCCTTTACTTTCGGGTGTATCATGACCAACATGAAAATCAAATACTGTCATATTATTCATACACCATTTAACATAGCATTTATTTTCATATTTTTTACCAACAGTAGTTAGCCAACATTGTTCTCTAACTGCTTTCGGAATATTTTGTTTACGTGTCATATTAATTATATGTAGTGATATTTATTTAAATGTTATTTATGAAGTTTATATGATAAAAACTTACTACTATGCAACAGATTGTGAGTATAACACGATGTATTTATATTCCTACGTTTGATGAAAAGACAGATGAATATATAGATGTTTCACCTTATAAAAAATATGAAAGAAATCCTATTCAGTATGAATGCCGTTGTAGAGCAGGTAGTATAATGACAAATACAACAACATTTAAGCAGCATGTGAAATCTAAAACCCATAAGGATTTCATTAAAAATTATAAAAAATATTTTGCTGAATTAGATTCAGCAAAAGATACTATTAAAGAATTAAGAATTGAAAATGAATTTTTAACAAGAAATAATATTAAATTACAAAAAAAAATATATGAATTAGAAAATGAAGAATTCCATGATGTTGAATAAAACTATAGATAAATTGTTTAAATTTAAATTTTATTTTCTGATAATTACTTAATTATGTCTAATTTCTTTTTAGATTCAGTTAAAAAAGATACAAGTTTAACTTCATTAAATGAAAGAAATGATTTAACTCGTTTAGCATATAGTAATAAGAGTAATGATATCCCCTTAAGAAATAATTCAATGACAGATAGATTTAAACCCGATACATTTATTAATAATAAAGAGAGTTTCGAACAAAACAATTCTCGTATAAATTCATTAAATGATGAAATTAGAGAATTAAAAAATAAATTAAAATTAGTTTATGAAAAGGATGAAAAAATTCAGAGTCTTAAAAATGAATTATCTCAATTAGAATTAAGATTAAAAGAATCGGAGAGACATCAAAATGAAAATAATCGATTAAGATTAGACAATGATTCATTAAAACGAGAATTAGACATGCTAAAGATAACTGGTTTAGAAACTGATAAATTAAAATCTGAAAATGAATTGCTCAAAAGAAAATTATTAGAACTAACTAAAGAAGATAATAAAAATAAAAATACAGATGAAGTGGAAGAAATACAAGATACAGAAGTAATACAAGATATGGAAATAATAGAAGAAATAGAAACAGATGGATATTCTAAAGAAACTGTATCTATAGACGTTCCGAAATTGAAAAATATATTATACAACAGATTGAAATCTTATCATGAGAATCATATTGAAAAATTAATTTCACAATATGGTTTAGATGAAAAAAAAGAGATTGAAAAAGAAACGATGGAAAAAATACTTTTAGAAGCTATTCATGTTTAAATTATTGGTTGTTCTTAAGTGTTATAAATAATTCACTAAATCCAAATGTCAATGACATCATGAATAAGAGAGCATACATTTTATCTCTCGTTCCATTTATTTGATATAAGACTGTTACAACATATGATATAAATAGTAAGGTAACCATTCCACCGTATTTGGATATACGACAAGCAAAACTTTTTTGATTACCCCTTGTATCATCTTCTGTTTTTGTTTTATATGAACATTCTTGTAAAAATAATGATTCTATCACAAAATTGAAAAATAATAATACAAACATCATCACATATACTGGGATATTACTATTTCCTACTCCAAAAGTGTTTCCAAAAATGGCTATATCACCACCCGTACTATAGTTTACAAACAGTATAAATAATAATATCAGAACTATAGATGAAGTAATAAATCTAAATATATATTTGTTATTTTCTTTTGAATTTCCATAATTAAAATTTCCAGTTATGAATCTTTTAAATAATAAATCAGATGTCATGTAATTTGGATTACTGTCATCATTCCCATATAATGAAAGCAAAACGGGGGCTTCATTTATAAATACAAAGATCAATGGTATTAATATTATAATTATATATTTGTATTTGTCATCTAAAAAATTCAATATCGGGGTTTGGGCATCAATCTTGTATAATAAGATAATCATTAACATCAAAATTGCAAACAAATATAAAATAACGAATAATATTCTTGATATTGTGGAATCATCTATATTTTTACCAGAATTAAACATTAAATTACCACTAAATGTATCTTTCCAATCACAGGTCGTTTTGTTTTTACTAGTATCTACTAACTGTTGTATTATTGTAGATCCAAACCATGTAACCGATATCATAAAAACCATTATTTTCATCTTATATTCCAACATGGATGTAGAAATTATAACTGCGAATAAAATAAAAAGATTACCCAATTCCCACCAATTTAATCCTTTACCTAAATTTTTGATCAATATTAAACCCGTTATGATAACCGCTAAAATAGGAGTTATTATATTATGAACTTCAATGGGGACCATAGTTATATAATATGGGACTATAAAAAATAAAATGAAAAAAAAGGTCTCGCCGGTATTTGCTAATTAAATAGACCGGATCATTGGCAAATTATAGCAAGGTTTAAAGTGCTAACCATTACACCACGAGACCAAAATGAATAAGGAGATGAATCCATTCACCTTCAGAGTCGAACTGAAGAACTATCATTTTTGAATGATCGCTTTACCACTTAAGCTAGTGAATATATGATAGCGGTGGGATTCGAACCCACGAAGCATGATGCAAGAGAACTTGAGTCTCTCCCCTTTGACCGCTCGGGAACGCTACCTTTGACTTATGAAGTCTTTATCTAAGTCGGATTACCTAGGAAATTACCCTATGTGGGACTCGAACCCACAACCCCCAGATTAGAAGTCTGATGCGCTATCCAGTTGCGCCAATAGGGCTTAAATTGCTCCATCATATGGAGACTTATGCTCCACCATGGAGACTTTTGCTAGAGGTGGGATTTGAACCCACGAAGCGTGACGCAAGCGATCTTAAGTCGCTCCCCTTTGACCGAACTCGGGAACCCTAGCTTACTTTGACGATAAGATACTTTTCCTACCGAGTTTATTTAAGGTAACTACACCTTCTCCTCCAGTTGGGCTCGAACCAACGACCTACCGGTTAACAGCCGGGTGCTCTGCCTGCTGAGCTATAGAGGAAAATCTCAACAACCGGGTTCGAACCAGTGACCTAAGGAACTACAGTCCTCCGCTCTTCCAACTGAGCTATGTTGAGATAGTATCACGAGGGGGATTTGAACCCCCGACCACTCGGTTAAAAGCCGAGCGCTCTAGACCAGGCTGAGCTACCGTGACAGTGTGGTTATATCATAATTGTGCCCTCCATATAATTTTACCTTATTTCGTATGACGATAAAACTTAATAAATTATTAGTAAAATAATAAATCAGTTATACCGAACTGCTTAAGACCAGTTAATCTAAGTATCACGAGGGGGATTTGAACCCCCGACCACTCGGTTAAAAGCCGAGCGCTCTAGACCAGGCTGAGCTACCGTGACTAAATGTCATTTAATGACTGACAAGTCATTGTTCCATGAGGGACTCGAACCCACGACTTCGAGCTCATAAGACTCGCGCTCTAACCAACTGAGCTAAAGGAACTCCGAATTTAAATTAAACAAATTTGAGAATGAATGTTATTCTCGACTACAATCTATACTAATGTCTTATCTTTAAATATATTTCATCAAACGCACCGAACATATTTTATTCTTAAAAGAAAAAAAAATTGAATAAATTTGATTTCAAGGATTTTCTTTCCTAATACATTACAAACAAAAGTCAACTGAAATATCAAGGGTATATCATCAACAAGAAAGAGTCAATAAGAGTCATCAACAAGAGTCATCAGTAAGAGTCATCAGCAAGAGTCATCCACAAGAGTCGTCAGCAAGAGTCAGTATGGCATCTCTCTCATATGAGCTTAACGGTCGCAATGGATCCGTTGTCGCATCAAGCGACATCGGTCTCATCATCGGTAAGGGGGCTTCAGGGTTGAAGAGAGTTATCTCTGGTGCATGGACGATGTACGAACGTCTACAGAGTTCTGAGAGGAGAGTAGATGAAGAAAAGCCAAAGCTAAGGATTGTTCTCAAGGATCACGAAGCGGGCATCCAGGTAGAAATCTTTTCAGAGTCGGAAACGATGCAGAAGTTGGCTCAGAAGTCTCTTGATCGTAGCGTCGAGTTCGTCCTGAAGAAGCGCGATTCAATGAATGCTCTTAAGACAGAGTTCTTCTTGATAGATTTCCCGGAAAGGCTCATGGGGAAACTAATCGGTCGCAGTGGAGCTGGACTAAAGAGACTACAAAATGACATAATCTATCAGAACAAGAAGGTCATGATCAACCAAGATGATGTTGAAACTGCCAAGACAGCTAGAATCCGCGTAGATTCACTTGATGCGGAACCAGACGAAGAAGGTAAGAGTGGGAACATCGTTGACAAGGGGTCACAGAGGAATACCACCTTCCTAGGATGGTCTCCCGCACTTCACGACGATTATGAGCATCACATCAAGTTGACTCTGTCTTTCAAGCGGGGTGTTACTCCATTCAAGGATAGAGATCTATATATTCAGCGGTTCAGTGAAGTTGTTATGAATCGCATTGATCAGATCAAGCAGGAGGATGAAGACCAAATGGACGAAATTAATGAATGTCTGGGTTTTGAATAATAATATAATTTACAACTGTCCTATACCAAAAAAATCATTTATACCATTAGTTAGACCAGTATTCATTATTATTTTTTTACCCATCATCATCATTCCATCTGCGGTGAAGATATTTTCTGTGAAACTATCTGAACAATATCTATTGTCTTTTCCACATGTACATTTAATATTTCCATAATTATCAATGCCATCATAAACACCCTCTGGGAAGCATGGGTCCGCTTCATTAAATTCTCTGCTTTTCATATTATCTCTGTATACACATCCAATACATTTTTGAATGCATCTTCCGGTAATAGGACATTTCGCATAACCATCTGGACACTTCCCGTCTTGAAGTTGTAATGAACCCAAGCCAGTATCTGTTGCGAATATATTTCCTCTATCAGAGTAATTTGCATAGCCTTCCTTTGTATTAATATCCCCTGGTGGTGATGATGGTATATTTAAATTTTTTATGGTCGGTTTTATAATTGGTTTCATATTTTCATGATTTGATTTGAGTTTAGGTATAATTATATTTTTTTTATCTTCATAATTATCTATATTGTAATTATTTACATTATAACTGGCAAACCCCCTCTGAATAGATATATCATTCATTCTCGCGGTTTCTTTAACATCTTCGGGCATAACCTGTTTCATGGGGTCTTCTTCGCAATTAAATCGATAGGGTGAATTTTCATCTCCTACACATTTTCTTAACATGTCCGAGGCTGGTTTAAATTCCCCATCTAAATAAAAACATCTCAACTGTTCTTCCATTGATGTCATAGTATAATTAATATAAATAATATAAAAAATTTGATTTATTTATTTTAATTAAATAATAAATATATGGAAGATACTATCCAATCAAATACATGCGAAATAATTAAAATTGACAAAAAGACAATTAATGATATTAAAAATCTGAAAAAACAATTTCTTGCTAAAAAGGAAAAAATAAAAAACGAAATAATTAATGATCTTCAAAATATGAAGAAATAATATAAATTTGATTTACGATTATGTTTTTTTTGTTAGACACAATAAACTCTTTACTGAAATAAATCGGTAACTCACAAAGAAAAACAGAGTTCAGAAGCAAGTTCGGCAGCAAGTTCAGCAGCAAGACAACTCCAAGAACATGGAGGCACAGTACACCTGGCTATCTCTTGGTAACTCATCTGAATCACATGCCATCGTGGAGATCATGGGAGCTCTTATCAGCGATCCATCTGTCTTTCAAGATGAGATTCGAGAAAAGATTTGGCCGGGTGTTACATTGTGTATTGGTGGAGAACTGAAGAGTTCTGGTGAAGGGAAACCGGCGTCAAACTTTCGTTATGAGAAAGACCAAACTCTCAATTCCAACGTCGTCACCAATCTCACCTATCTCTTTGATTGGCACAAGAAGATGAACGATTCAAAACCCATCTTTATCACAACAATCCCTCGCTCAATGCGAGATTATTCGTGGTTTATTAGAGAGGATGGGATGATGATCCGTAAGGACCAGAAGTGGAGGAGACGCGCAGAAGACCCTGGCGATCCAATTAGTTATCATGGATTTCCAGGTGGAGAAGCCGCATTGGATCAGGATGATGATATATTCATGCGGTTCCTTTCCGCGAACTGTATTGATATGGAACAGATGGTAAAAATCCGAGAGTGCTGTAAAGGCGCCAGATATCACACCTATCTCGCAGACATGTTATCATTCTTGTATCAACTGAAGTGCAATGAGAAGGATTTCGCATCAACCTTCAAACCAGAATACAGAGTTATACAGGTGGGTAATGACGGAACAAAAGATCAACTATTTTTCAATCATTCCATGAGTTCTTCTGGATACGTATTTATGTGTCCGAAGTGGGAATCTGTTTCCGAGATTTACCAAGATTTATATGAAGCAGTGTCGCTTGAAGAAAATGATACGAAGGCAAAAATTAGGGGGCATCTTAAAGAAAATGATATTCAGCGTTGGACCGACTTTTCGGCGAATGACACAGATGACGCATTCACTATCCTGATGATGATTCACGCGTTCAATGGCATAACAGGTGAAAGGTATGAACATGGTTGCTCTGAAGGTGTATACTACAAACCAACTGAAGAAGAAAAAGTCATCCTTGATAAACTACATGAATCACTTGAAGATTGGCGTTCTCAGCTTTAGTTGTAAGTAATTAATAGTAAGTAATTAATAGCAAGTAATTATCCATTAAAAAATTATATAATTATTTTTTTGTGATAATGTTAATCTGGTTTAATCTTCCTCTTCACTATCTACAATAAGATAAGTATCTTCTAAAATAAAGATTCACTTTTTCCTAGATTTCATGTTTGGAATATCAATGAAATCTATATTTTCTGAACAGGGTTTTATAAATTCTTCATCATTTAGTTTTTCTTTAATAGATAACTTATTTTGAAATATTATATCATTAACTTTATCTATTAACGGATTGTGTGAATCTAATTCATATGATTCATTTGATTTCATGTTAAATAAGTAAAACTTTCTAGGTTCATCAAAATCGTCTTTATATAACCAAGCATAAAATATTAATTGTATCTTATGTGAAATATTTAATGATGCGGATGACTGTCAGCCTCGGGGATTAATTCACAATGCCTGGGTGGATCATTCCCCCCTGCATCTCCAGAACATCGATATTTACCCCCCATCCCCAAAAATTTCCCACCACAACCGGGTGAATCACTACCACAAGGACAATTCAATACATTACCATCTTCTTCATAATTACATTCGTTTTGACAATATTGCCCAATATAATATTTAGCCTTTTCTACATATCCTAGAGGATTTACATTACCATCTTCCGTACCGGGACACCAACATTGACCGGTGGTGCCAATTTCGTATCCATGATTATTACATATGTTATCGATCATATTTCTTGGTGCTATACATATAGCTTCCTTATTAGTATCTTTTTCGCACCGGAGGTGATAATCATCTGAGGAGTTTGAATATTTACATTTACGACCAGTATTTATTTTATCATCATATTCAAAAAAATCACTACATCTAGCTTTAGATCCATTCGAAATTGTTATATCCGTGCATTTATCGGTTAAACCGGCTTTAATAGGGCATAATGATACGGTGGTGGCGGGGGGTGGTGAAGGCGATGGTGATGGTGGAGATGGTGATGGTGTAGACGGTGGTGGTGGTGAAGGCGATGGTGATGGTGGAGATGGTGATGGTGTAGACGGTGGTGGTGGTGAAGGCGATGGTGATGGTGATGGTGAAGAGCCATCACAGAAAAAAAATGTGTTTGGCATTCCGTCGGCTAAACAATCATCTTTACTACTAATGGCAGCACACACATTCGGACTAGCACTCGTATCTAAACATAAGTACTTATCACCACAATTACGATCATTTTTTTGACATTCTTCAAGAGTCATAATCCGATCATTATTCGTCACCCCTTCCACCATGAACACTCTGTTTACCAGAAGATAAAGAGCGAGCCCGATTACAAACGCAAAAATCAAAGTTTCTAAATCAATATTCATTTATACTTAAATATATATTTTTTAAGAAAATATTTAAAATATATTTAAAAGAATTAATAAAAAATATTTAAAAGATTGATATCATAATATGAATATATAATATATAATATGGTGGCAATTGGAATTGATCTTGGAACAACTTACTCATGTGTTGGATGGTGGAAGGATAATCGATGTGAAATTATAGCGAATGATCAAGGTAATCGCACAACCCCTTCTTATGTATCATTCACTGAAACAGAAAGGTTAATTGGAGATGGAGCTAAGAATCAAGCATCCATGAACCCTGAAAATACAATCTTTGATTCGAAGCGATTAATTGGACGGAAGTTTGATGATCCAGCGGTTCAGAATGATATCAAGAATTTCCCATTCAATGTAGTATCCGAAGATAATAAGCCTAAGATTCAAGCAACATACAAAAATGAATTAAAAACATTTCAACCAGAAGAGATTTCATCTATGATCTTAACCAAGATGAAGGAAGTCGCCGAAGCATATATCGGAGAAAAGGTAACCGATGCTGTTATTACTGTTCCGGCATATTTTAATGATTCCCAGAGGCAGGCTACAAAAGACGCTGGCAATATTTCTGGACTAAATGTTTTACGCATTATTAATGAACCAACTGCGGCGGCAATCGCATATGGTCTTGATAAGAAAGAAGAAGAAAAGAATGTATTAATCTTTGATCTTGGTGGTGGAACATTTGACGTATCTTTACTAAGCATTGATGATGGTATCTTTGAAGTGAAAGCGACTGCTGGAGACACACATCTAGGTGGCGAAGATTTTGATAATATCCTTATGAAGTATTTTATTGATGAGTTTAAGCGCAAGAACAAGATTGATATTAGTGGGAATAAGCGTTCCTTAAGGAGACTTAAGACAGCTTGTGAAAGAGCAAAGCGTACACTATCCTCAGCAGCAACCGCTTCAGTTGAATTAGAATCCCTTTGTGAAGGAATTGATTTTTTTACGAGTATCAGCAAAGCAAGATTTGAGAGTTTATGTATGAATTTATTTCAAAAATGTATCAATCCAGTATCACGAGTCCTTCAAGATGCTGGAATTTCTAAGTCTAATGTTCATGAAGTTGTTCTTGTCGGTGGTTCTACTCGTATTCCCAAGGTTCAAGAGCTACTCAGTCAATTTTTTAATGGGAAAGAACTGAATAAAGGAATTAATCCAGATGAAGCAGTTGCATATGGGGCAGCTGTTCAGGCAGCAATTTTATCTGGTGGAACTTCTGGAAATGATTCGGCAGACCAGATTCTATTACTTGATGTTGCTCCCCTATCACTTGGAATTGAAACAGCGGGTGGTGTCATGACAAAGCTTATTGAGAGAAATACTACAATTCCGACAAAGAAGTCTCAAACATTCAGTACATTTGAAGATAATCAAGATTCTGTTATGATTCAAGTTTTCGAAGGTGAAAGGGCGATGACAAAGGATAACAATGAATTAGGTAATTTTAAGTTAGAAGGTATTCCACCAGCTAGAAGAGGGGTTCCGCAGATTGAGGTTTCATTTGATGTTGATGCGAATGGTATCATGAATATTGAAGCGAAGGATAAGGGTTCTGGTAATGTTCAGAATCTTACAATCAAGAATGATAAGGGTAGATTATCACAAGAGGATATTGAAAGAATGGTTCAAGAGGGTGAGAAGTTTAAGGAAGAAGATCAACTGAATCGTGATAAGATTGAATCAAAGAATAAATTAGATTCTCTTGTTTATCAAACAAGATCTACAATTGAAAATGATCAAATAAAGAGTAAACTAGAAGAATCAGATCTTAAGACTGTAAGTGATACATTGTCTGAAACAGAACTGTGGCTAGAAGAAGAAAGAACAAAGGATGAATATGATAACAAGATGAACGAAGTTAATAGTGTATTAAATCCTATCATGATGAAGGTTTACAGTGAGGGTGGTGGAGATAGTGTACCCGAAAGTTTTTCTCAAGGCGGTGGAGTTGATTCTAAACCTACAATTGATGAAATTGATTAAATAAAATATGTATATTATTATAATGAAAGATATAAGTTGTATTATCGGTATTACTTTTTTAGTCTCTGGATTATCTATGTCTATACTTAAGAGAGATACTACTATTTTTTCTAATTTTTACAATCTATTAGATAACGAACAAAAGGGTATTTATGATAAAATAGTACATGAAAGAATTTCAATTTATTTTGCTGGCATGTTGTTTGGCATAGCATTGGGTGCTTACTATTATTACAAGTATCCGAGTGATAGTTACAGAGTTTGTAAATTTTTAGCTATTATTTACCTTATTAAATTAGGTTTTTATTATGTATATCCTAAAAGACCTTTGATGTTGTATTCATTAAAAAATCAAAAGCAAGTTGAAGCATGGGCAAATATTTATACAGAAATGAAATCTAGATGGATTAAAAGTATAATGATTGGCTTTGTGGGTTATTTGCTAATCGGTTTAAATTATTAACGGTTTGAACTTAACTTGTATGTATATTTTTCATAAGTTTCAATACTTTTTGCTAAAGAGAGCAAACCTAAAATAAGAATAGGATAAATACCATATTCAGATTTTGAATCCCCTGTGAAACAATAATAAATTGCGACTAAAAAAGCAAGAAATGAAACACCCGAAGATATCATATATAAATCACTTTCTTCTCCCATTTATATAAATAATATATATTTTTTTAACGCTTATTATATTTATCCTTGTAGAATTTCATTATATTATCACCAAGATTTTCTGAAACATGAAATCTTAAATAAGGATTAAATTCCTTTACATATTTCTCTATCTTCAATGTTTGTTCCTTTGATGGTTCACTTAAAATAGTTGATTTACAATCTCTACTTTCATATTGCAGGTGATATGGTATCATATGAAATCCTAAAGATCCCTTCTTAAATGGAACCCTTGTATAATTCCGAATAATTAACTTCGACATTTCCACTAATAATGCATAGATGATTATTTTTAAATAATTATATTAAAGAAAAGAATATATTTCCCTGTAATATATAGTATGGAACAAAATATAAATAATTCTTTACTAATCCCCCCTATTATAAGAATAAATAATAATATATTTTCAATATTTAATTCTAATATTGGAAATAATTTCACCAATGCAAGCATGAATCCAGAATCAAATAATGGTGTATCAGAAGAATTTAAAAATAATCTAGAAGAGGTCATAGTAGACGAAGAATTTATTTCAAAAGAAAAACAATGTAGTATTTGTCTAGAAGAATTCAAATTAGGAGAAAAATATATAAAATTACCATGTCAAACTGAGAAAGAAGATGAAAAACATATCTTTCATAGTGGTAATGATACATGCTCGGGTATAAAACCTTGGCTAGAAAGAAATAATACCTGTCCAATGTGTAGAACCGAATTCCCAAAGGATGAAAATCCTATTAATCCACTCGTTGAAACTATAACGATTACAGTTCCACCAATTAATAACATGACAAATATGAATATCTTTAGTGATATATTTAATGATATAAATGAAGATATTAATGGAGATATTAATGAAGATAACAATGAAGAAAATATACCTAATCCAAACGAGTTAGAAAATAGAATTTCAGATATAATCACAAATTATATCAATGAAATTGAAACATCAAATGAACAAAGAGATATTCAAATCGCAATAGAACAATCTCTACAAATCAATAATGATTAAATTTTTTATTTATATATATATATGGATTTTAATTTTGATAAAATATTTAATTATATTTTGGCTTTCATGAGCGGTATAATTTTATATATTCTTTGTGAAAAAATATTCAATATAGAAGGATTTATAAAAAAAACACGTTACAAGTTTACCGGCTTACGCCTCAAAAGAGCTGTAGGAGAATATATTGTTAATAAAGCTGATGCTATAGATCAATATGGCGACATATCTACATGGGATGTAAGTTCGATTACGGATATGAGTAATATGTTCAGTGACGCGTATGCATTTAATGGAGATATAAGTAATTGGGATGTAAGTTCGGTTACGGATATGAGTAATATGTTCAGGTCGGCGGATGCATTTAATCAAGATATAAGTAATTGGAATGTGAGTTCGGTTACGGATATGAGTAATATGTTCAGTTACGCGTATGCATTTAATCAAGATATAAGTAATTGGGATGTGAGTTCGGTTAAGAATATGGCGATGATGTTCAAGGGCGCGGAATCATTTAATCAAGATATAAGTGGTTGGGATGTGAGTTCGGTTACGATCATGGAGAGTATGTTCAAGGGCGTGGAATCATTTAATCAAGATATAAGTAATTGGGATGTGAGTTCGGTTACGATCATGGAGAGTATGTTCAAGGGCGTGGAATCATTTAATCAAGATATAAGTAATTGGGATGTGAGTTCGGTTACGACCATGGAGAGTATGTTCAAGAAAGTGGAATCATTTAATCAAGATATAAGTAATTGGGATGTGAGTTCGGTTACGACCATGGAGAGTATGTTCGAGGGCGCGCACTCATTTAATGGAGATATAAGTAATTGGGATGTGAGTTCGGTTAATACTATGGCGAGTATGTTCTATGAAGCGCACTCATTTAATGGAGATATAAGTAATTGGGATGTGAGTTCGGTTAATACTATGGAGAGTATGTTCTATGAAGCGCACTCATTTAATGGAGATATAAGTAATTGGGATGTGAGTTCGGTTAATACTATGGAGAATATGTTCTGTGAAGCGCACTCATTTAATGGAGATATAAGTAATTGGGATGTGAGTTCGGTTAATACTATGGAGAGTATGTTCTATGAAGCGCACTCATTTAATCGTGATTTAAGTAGTTGGGGCGGAAAATTGGGTAAGGTTAATATGAGGAGTATGTTCAGTTGGGCGGAATCATTTAATCAAGATCTAAGTAATTGGGATGTGAGTTCGGTTACGAATATGAGTGGGATGTTCGAGGATGCATATGCATTTAATGGAGATATAAGTAATTGGGATGTGAGTTCGGTTGAGAATATGTATCATATGTTCGAGGGCGCGGAATCATTTAATGGAGATATCAGTTGTTGGATTGTGAACGATACTTCTGAATCGAAAGACCTTTCTGACTCTAGGGAATTTAATACGGAATGTTGGTCGAGATTTCGCGAACCCAGTAAAGATTGTGAAACAAAATGTAGCAATACATCACCATCACCATCACCATCACCATCACCATCACCATCAACACCGTCACCATCAGGGCCTCCACCCCCTGCGGAGAATATTAATATATGTCGTGGTAAAGATTCTAGCTGCAATAATGAAATGTTTTGTCTTGATAACTCAGCCACACCCCCAGTGTGCAATGATGTTGGTATGAAGAATTATAGACTAGGCTATTATGAAGATGCCAAAAATGAATGTATCGCTACACCTGTATTTGAGTGGTGTGCCCCTCCCCCTGAATAAAATCAATAATGATTAAGTTTAATATTTATAATATAAATCACATACTCATATAAATGAGTATTAAAAATATTGATGCTGCCCCCGATTACATTATGAAATTTATTCATGGTAATATGGAACAATTATGTAATATTTATGATGAAGGCATGTTTAATACTCCTGGATTAGAAAAAGGTATCATGTTTTTTCAATCTTCACAAAAAGATAATAAAATGGATGTACAGTTCATGAATGATGAAATGATGGAAAATATTTTGGATAAAGATAATATTCAAGATATAAAAAATAACGCAGATAAAGATAAAAAAATATTCTTTATTCAAGATTTGGATTTAGAATGCTTTTTTTTACTTCAAATATAATAGTTTATATCCTATTTAACTATAAAAATTCTTATTTTCTTCTTTCACTACTTCAAAATTCTTCGGATCATTTTTATCTACAATTTCAATGAATTCATCGAGGAGACCCATGATATTTTCGCATCCCCTATTATAAAAAAAGAACTCTTGTAACATTGCTGGTGTATATTTCTTATGAGATACTTCCTTATAAAATTCCTTAAACCTCTGTTTCTGATTCGGTAAAAATGTTTGAAACATTTTTTCTGTTTGTTGTTTATCGGCATAATCTAATTTAATTTTATTATCAATCCTACAAGAGCGTATCATCGCAAAATCAAGTACTTCAGGCTTATTTGCTGTTAAAAATAACATTGTTCCCTCAACACATGTGAAACCGTCCAAGCAATTCAAAAATGCCTGAAGTGTAATCCCATTTTGATCATCACCTTCTTTTCTTTCACCATCAAAAAGTGTATCTATATCTTCAATCACAATTATTCTTTCTTTTTCTTCATTATCACTAATATAAGAAAATGCATCAATTAGATTTGTATCTAACATATCCTTACTAATCGGCAAAATATATAGATCACAATCTAGATCAGAAGCAATTGATTTAATAAGACTTGTCTTACCTGTTCCAGGAGGGCCATGAATTAATTGAACACTCTTATATGGAATACCAAATGATAAATAAATATCTCTGGTTTCATCAGAAAAAAATTTCTGCGTTTTAGTGACTAAATTATCTAGGACATTTTCTTTTAGATAAATAGTTGATAATGGTCTTTTTGGCGACTTAGAAAGTAATGTCCAATAATCCTTCTTGTAATAATATACATTCATTGTTTCTTTAGTATTCATCCTAACTTTCTTTTTTTCATTTGTACACCAATCCATTGCTTCGTCAGCAAAATCGGTTAAAATCTTTTTTGAATTCGCACTTAGTTCTAACTTCGTAACAATCTCCTCATCAGAACTACAATCGTGTTGGGACAGAATCTTATAAGGAACATTATTATTATCAAGTACAGTATTGAATTTAACATGGATAGGGTTATCCTTATAAATAATTGTCATATCACATTCATTGGGTTGATGAATTTTTAAATCTACTGGTTTTTCCTTCCTGCGAAATCGGAATTCATTAAAATGATAAATCTTTTCAACACTGTAATTAAATGAATTAATATCATCGCCATATTTAACACAAATGTATCTTAATACTTCATCATGAAATGGCCAATTATTTAACATAATCATTTTTTGTTTGTATTTTTTAGTGAATCGTTGGTTATATAAATAATATCCTAAACCTAAGCCTAGGCCACTCATTAGTGATAAACCTGTTAACTTTTCTTTAGTATTCATATCGTCTTTAAACTTTATTCTTGTATTAACTTTAAATTAATTTAAAATTTGATTTAAAATATTATTTATATACTAATAATAAAGATGGATAGTAACAGTACAATCAGCAAAATCAATCGCAGTCGCTATAACTTAAAACAATATTTAAGTAGTGAATGGAATACAGATACTATTAAAGATTATAGTGATACGGAAATTGAAAAGCTATACAGAACAAGTAAACCTACTAGTTCCGATATATATTTCGGAAATGCTTCAGCATGTAATTTCACTCTATATCACAAACAGGTGCCTAATCACAGATTACATGTGATTTATTACAATTTTCCCGAATTAGGATCTTATGCAGTCAAGATTACAAAAACATGCAGCGATAAACTTAATGCCCTTTACAAAGAGGGCGATATTCAACCAGAAGATAGTTTGATTGTTATACTCTACAATAAAGTACCAGAAAACTTACAATCTTCGATTGAAGGTTTGTATAAATTAGGACAAGAAGAATTAAAAATGAATGGTTTAAGTGAAGATATTCAGAAAGAGAATGATAGTTTAGGTGAAAACAGATATAATCAATCTCATTTTAGAAATATTCATATTCATCACTTAGATGGTCTGTCAATTGATATTACAAAGCATGTGAATGTTCCAGAACATGTTGCTATTCGCGATAAACCTACTATAGATAGTATTCTTGAACGTTGTAATTGTCGGATTGATCAGTTACCTATTATACTAAGAACTGATGCGATGGCAAAACGTATCAGATTAGCTCCCGGAGATATATGTAAAATAACTAGAGTCACACCTTCAGCGGGTGATGTTGTCTACTATAGAGTATGTAAATGATAAGTTTCTTTACAAAGTAGAATCAGCTATAATCTGATCATAAACATTTCTTGGGACAATTCTTACTTCTGAACCCTTCTTGCACCCAGGGTCTAATTGTTGAGTATAACCAGCTGTGATAAATAATACACCGATTATAAATAATAGTAGACTTAGTTTCATAATATAAATACCTTATATTTTTTTATCTCCCAATTTCAACCATACTGACACTATCATTTCGTTGATTTAATGATGGTATTAACTGTTCTATTTCAGAAATACCTTGTGGTAATGTGCTAAACTGAGCCAATCTGAATTTACTATCATGTGCTTCATGATCCAATACTTCCATATGGGGAAGTCTATTTCCAACTGGATTATCTTGTCTTGGTAAGTATAATACATTACAAGATGTAGGATAATCTTTGTTTAATTGATACATTCTTATGTAACCATACATAAAAACACATAAGATAAAAATACTAAATAGTGTTATTAAAGATTCCATATTAAATTACATTATAAAAATTTATTGATCATTTTCTAACTTTTGTTTCATCCAAGGATCGTCGCTTTCTAAAGAATCCTTAATATCATTAGAAACTTCAGAACCCTTCTTCACTTCAACGGGTTCTTCAACCGGTTCTTCAGAAACTGACCCCTTGATATCTTCTGAAATAGTATCATCAATTGGATATTCTTCAGAAGTATCCTTATTTTCAAGTTCTTTCTTTGCTTCCGCTTTAGCCTTGAGAACCTCTTCTTGAGCGGCCTTAATCTTATCGCGCTTTTGTTCCTCGTAAAAAATGTCCCTGTTTATATTATTCGCCTGATATTTCTCCATCATATTATTTAATTGACTATTTTGAAAAATCTCACTCTCAACCTTATCAGCATTAGGATCCCATGGCAACCAATAACCTACCTGACCTACAAAAGTATGAAAAGCGCTGTCTCTCACAGAGAGTTTCTTAGCTCTATCTTCAGCTGCTTCTCTTGTATCGTATACACCTCTTACCTTAAGACCTCTAATAGATGTCTGAAAATCATTTTGTTCATCAAAATCTCTTTGAAGCTTATCTTCATATTTATATGCAAAATCCTGATACTTACTATAGACTTCATCAAACTTTAAATTTTTTTCTTTACAATATGATTGTAAAAATTTCACACACTTAAATGCCTCCTTACTCTGAATCAAAGATTCAGGGGATATAAAAGAAAGACATACATAGTTTTGACCAGGAATAGCCTCATCAACTTCAAGGTAATCGGGTTTCTTAGAATCGGTTACACTTTCACTCATTTTATAATTATAATACAATGAATATTTTTTTAAATGATTTTAAACCAAATTAATTTAATTTAAACCAAATTAATTTATTAGTTTATAGTAAATATGATAAATATAAGAAATTTAATTAAATATATTATTTTGTTTGTTGTTACAGCAACTGCGACAAAGGTTATTCCTACTTGTGGTGTTTTGAAAGAGCATGCCATTTATGTTGGATTAATTTCAGCGTCAACTTTTGCTCTTATTGATATTTGTTCACCGAATCTCATAATTGAAAAAGACAAGCATTAATCATGTAGATTTATATGGAAACCTCTATTTATAGATTGTATTCCATTATATTTAGTATATAATTCATAAATAATTAACATGATTATAGTAGCACCTAAAATCGATACAAATTCTAAATAAGGATTCATCCTAATACTTAAACTATGAAAACTATACTTATTTATTAGACCCACTATTAAGAATGATAAAGCAAGAGATATACCATTTTCAATTATTTCACTTTCTGTAACATCGAGCGTAGTGTGTTTGTATATGAAAATTTGTATATCATCTTCAATTATAAATTTTAAAATTATTCTTATAATAAAGAACATTACCAAAAGTGTACCACTAATAAAATTATTATTCATATAAAATACTTTAGAAATTATTTATAAACTTGGTATATACTCCCACTTCAAATCTTTACACATTTTTTCCCATATTATATCTTGTTGATGTAGTTTTTCGCGACTTTTCAATAACGGAAAATACTCTAATAAATGATCAAAACCCAATAATTCACAAAATTTATGAAGAACATAACTATATGATAAAAAATTTTTACGGTTCGGAGGGCAATTGTTCATAAAAGGGATTTGTATTTCTTTAAAAAGAGATCTTAACACCTCTTCCGTTTTTCTATCTAACATGGGTGCTCTTTTGTTTGTTAAAACCGATATTATATGAGGTATATGTTCATAATATTTATTGTAATTTAGTTTTTTTAATATTAATCTTACATCTTTATATTTCAATTTAGAAATATCAATATATGAAGTTTTATTTAGTTCGGAAATTATATCGTGATAAATATTTTCCGGAAGTTCTGTTTTTTCCTTCGCTTGAAACTGAGCAAGCCATTCATTGAAATGATTAATGCGCTTATATGAAAAATATGATACCTCGCGTGGTGGATCTGAATATGAGCTCTTTTCAGTTACAATTATTATATCAGATAAAGCACCACAATGGGAACAACAAAGTTCCGATTTTACTTCACATATATTTGTCTGAGAACCACATAGTTTACACTTATCATACTCTATATTTGAAAATTTCATGTTTTGAATATTATCATCTATGTTACACATATATTCATTCATGGCATCTTTCTTTTTTAATGATTCTTTAGATTCATCTATCTCGCATTCTTCTGTCTTAAAAAAAGATAATATCCCACTATTCTCTTTTTGATTATTAATATTTACTTCTTTATCACCAGAATAATATTTATCTAAAATAATTCCGTTATCAAGATAATATTCATTTATTTCTTTCCTTGATAAATTATTTATGATTTCATTATGTATATCATCGATCATTTTTCGTTTATCTGTATGACATTTTTTAAGAGGCTTGTCTTTCAAAGATGACATTCCTATTTTATCATATGTTTTAATTTTCTTTTAAATACTAATAGATTTAAAGTATTATTTATTATTTATTAATATTATGGAAAACAATTCTTTGGAAGAATTTAAAACAAAAGTTAAACAATGGTTAACAATTGATGAAGAAATTAATAAACATGAATCAAAAATTAAAGAATTAAAAAAACACAAAAAGAAAGTATTAGAACCAGAGATTACATCTTTTATGGTAAATCACAATATAACTAATTTAAACACTGAGAATGGATTAATTAAATGTAACGAGAGAAGGACTAAAAAAGGCCTTAATAAAAATAACATTCGGGAAAATCTTGGACAGGTATTAAATGACGAATCACAGATAGAACAAGCATTACAATTAATTATGAATAATAGAGAAGTTGTTGTTAAACATGTATTAACAAAACCTAAGGTGAAGGGTAAATCGATTGATACTTAGTAAAATATTTTATATATTTTCTCTATCTTTCCAAAATTGGTATTATTTGTAAGTTTTAATTTATAATCTTCATCGTTGTATTTTTTTACAGAATCAATTATATAAATCATAAACTCAAAATTCGGTATGGTTTTCACATTTGTTAAAACCATACATTTACTAATATATTTATTCATAGTAATGTTTTTACATTTCATATTTATGTAGTAATTAATATTTGCTAAAGATAAAATCGATAAGTATTTTATTGATAATTCTTTATCATATTTGACTATATTATATTCTATAATATCAGAATTTACAAAATTATTATAAATTTTATAATATTTGCTCAAATTATTATTTACCGTTTGTTCCAAATTTTCTAATAAATTATATGCCAGTATTATTTCATCCCCATGACATATTCTAAATAATTCACTGATTGCATATTTATTGTTAATTAAATCATTTGTAATGGTTTCAATTGGATCCCAATTATCTTTATTATTTATAGTCTCCTCACACATAGATTTAAAATCATTAAAATTATAACCCGAAAAATAAATTTTCTTATCTAAATCATCTAAACTATATTTATATTGGTTATCCTTTGCTATCCTTAGACACGATTTGTAATATTCATTATATGAATATTTTATTTCATGATAACTTATATATTTTTTTATCTTCATAAGTTCTTTATTTTTTAAGAAACTATTATTACATGTAAAAATTATATATGTATTATAGTATTTTCTTTCTTTTATAAATTCAATAAATATTTTAAAGAATGTTCTATCATATTTATGAAATATATGAATATCATCAATTAATAAACATCTATTTTCTTTCTTTTCACTAAACATCATTGTAACATTATGTTTTTTTATGATATCTAATAAGTAATCTTTTGATTTAATAGTTTTCAACATACTACTGTCTATTTTTGTCACCACCATGTTATCAGATAAATTCACAGATAGATAGGATTTCCCTGTCCCGGACCCCCCATGAATTAATAGTGGTTTACTCTTGCTTAAAAGAGTATTCATAAAAAACTATAAAGTGATTTGTTTAAATAAAGTTATACTAAATTAGATATATCATATGTGAAATCTTTTTTATTGTGATAAACTGGTAAGTCTAAGGGTATAGGTAATTTAGATAGTTTATCTACATAACCTTTATGTTGTTGTACATTTGAAGAGATATTATCAACGGCATAATCAATGACTTTTTTATTTAATCGCCTAATCTCATCAACTACGTTTGAAACACTCGTTTGAAAATTCGCAAATTGCAACATGATTGACCTCATTATTATATACAGTTCGTTATCTGACTGACGGGCTATAATTTCCCCTGTATTTTTATTTACTTTATAGCGAATCGTATCCTGTATTGCTTTAGCATTCATATCAGAGAAAAAAATACCATTAATAGAATTATCTTCCAAAATACCCTTAATTGAAGTTTCTACATTGTCTTTTTTTATAACTAAAGATGTTTCTGGTGGTAGAGGATTATCTCTTGTGATATTTATATTTTTCACTAAACCATTATTTTTCTCTTCTAACATGGTATCCAGTGTTGCACTCTGATTATCTGCTACAAAAGCCTTTAATTGAAAACGACCGGCCATTCCATCATCTCTTTGTATAGCTTTCTGATACATGCTACTGTTAGGATCTTGGAAAGTATAATCACTTCTTTTAGGGAATCCATCATCCACATCACCTGGTATTACTACACCGGAACCAGAAACGCCTCTAATTAATAAATCATAATCATAATAAGAATCACCACCAGTTGAATTTACTACTTCATCATCAATATCTAAACCAACTGTATCATCATAAGCACCTTTTCTTGGACCAGCATTAGAGAAATACAATGACATCTATTATATTTAATCTATATAATTTTTTATTCTTTATTTAATTCAATGCTTTTAATAATTCATCGCACTCGTAAATCCAAATTTCTTCAATTTTCATTTTATATAGAATATCATACCTCTCTTGTAAATTGTTTATCTTATTATTTACCCTTTCAATCTCCTCTTCCGTAAACAGATGTAACGACATCTTAATTAGGTAATCATAATTACTTGTATCTATACTATCTATAGATTCTATCACTCTACCAGAATTCACTTGGATATATTCGGATTTTAATAAGTCTTGAATAATATCAGACTTCTTTCTCCTATATACTACTATCTTATCATCTATTACATCTTGAATGAATCTCATCTTACTCTTTAAGATCATTAATTCATTATTATATTCAGATAACTCATGCGCCTTCCTTTTCTCATATAGATTATATCTTTCATTGTAAAATTCTTCATAAATTTCACCTAAATTGTTATACTTCTTTATCTGACCCTTATTGTTGTAAAGATGAATATTCTTTAAAGATAATCCCTTACTTGTTGTTAACTTGAAGAATTTCTCTATACCATCTATGTTTTCATCATCATCCCATTGTAGTGAATTTAAGAATCCTTTTTCAAATGTAATAAGGAAATCTATATCGACATCAGAGCTATTATTTTTATAATCTAAGATAGTCTTCTTAGGTTTACTCTTCTTATTATCCGGAGATTTAGTTTTCTGTTCAGGTAGTAATGAATCCAGAAACTTCTTGTAATCATCCGTCCATTTTCCAATAGGCAACTCTGTAATACGAATACTTGTATCATTGATTACTTCATAAATACCCTTGCTGATAAAATTCTTATTGTCTATCTTAACTATCTTACCTTTGAAACCATTACATGAAGGTGTTAGACTTAAATAAGATTTTTTCATTATCTTTCTTTTCATATTCTTTATCACATCCCGAATATTATACTTTGGAACTGTCGTACTAAAACCTGTACCAATACCATTCATTCCATTCACTAAAACCATCGGGATAATAGGAACATAATATTTCGGTTCAACTAAGATACCATCGTCATCATTATATTCCAGCAATGGGAAATCAGAATGAGGATATATTAAATTCACAATCTTATTTAATTCTGTATGAATATACCTAGGACTTGCTGAATCATGTCCGCCCATAATACGCGTGCCAAACTGACCATTTGGCATTAGTAAATTCATATTATTTGAACCAACGAAATTTTGAGCCATACCAATGATAGCCCCTTGCAAAGAAGCTTCACCATGATGATATGCTGCATTCTCACTAACATAACCCGCTAATTGAGCTACGCGGATCTCATTTACTAGATTACGCTTAAAACACGAGTATAAAATCTTTCGCTGACTTGGTTTTAAACCATCATATACAGAGCCAATACTTCTTAATGTATCACTATTTGAAAAGTGAATTAATTCTTTATTAATGAAATCCTGAATTGGAACATCCTTTTCCATGTGATCAAGGATAAGATTTTCATCAAATTGATATAACCATTTCTTTCTCATGTCACTTTCATCTTTACTAAATGCCAGAGACATAGATTTATCAGTGTCCGGAGTAAAGATATAATTATTTAGCTTAATATCACTAAAATATTCTCTTGCTTCTACTGCTGAAGAAGTTCCTAATCCCTTATAATATTTCACCTTCCATAAATGAGAATTATTTGTAGATTTTATCCAATCATTATATTCAGTCAATGTGTAAAATGATTTTACATTTTTCTTATGTGTAACCTTTACAATAGGTGTAATCATGCTCGTAATATAACCTAATTCTAGCAGAGAAGGCCACATGTGATGAAATAGATTCATAACAAGACCCTTTATATGAGATCCATCATGATCTTGATCTGTCATAATCATGACTTTACCGTATCTTAATGATTTAATATCCTTATAAAGTTTCCCTGTTTCTAATCCAAGAATCTTTTTCAAGTTTGTTATTTCAGCATTATTCATGACTTGTTGCATTGAAGCATCGCGAACATTCATAACCTTACCCTTCAGAGGAAAGACGCCATATATATCTCTTCCTACAACCGATAAACCAGAGATAGCCATGGATTTAGCTGAATCACCCTCAGTTAAGATTAAAACACATTTATCTGATTTCTTTGTTCCCGCCCAATTAGCATCGTCTAGTTTTGGAATATCTCTAATCTTATTACGCTTTTGTCCATCAGTTTTCTTATTCTGTTTATTCATTTTAAATTCTGTAAATGATAAAACTCTATCTGTAATATCGGTCTTATCAAGAATATTCTTTAGAAACTTATCACTTAATTGTGGTTTTGAACCAAATTTAGATGCTGTCGTAATAAGTCTTTCTTTTGTCTGACTATCAAATGATGGATTTACAATCAAACAATCGATAAAGATTGATAAATAATTCTTAATATGAGTTTCATTCACATCCTTCTTACATTTCTTAGATATAAGCTTCTTAAGTCCACTAGTTATTTGCTTACTAATCATATCTACATGTTTCCCACCCTTTGGTGTACAAATACCATTGACGAATGATACTTGTTCAAATTTATCTGTAGTTGACACACAAACACCTATCTTCCAAGGAATATCATTATGCGTTTGTTCATCATATACTATTGGTTCTTCATCTAAATACATCTTACTATAGTCTAAGAAACTCTTAATTGAAAGTTTCTTCTTATTCAAATAAACTGAAACACTCTTATCAGTGATTCCAGCAATATCGTAAACACGACGCATCATTAAGTTTATCATATCATCTGAATATTCTGTAATACCAAATCTTTCAAAATCTGTTGTCCATGTAATCTTTGTATATGGTTTTCCAGTATAATCGCTGATTTTCGGTTTCTTAATAACCTTCATGTTTCCGGCAAACTGTTGCGTATATTTCTTACCTCTCACTCTATCAACTGTTTCCAACTTAAAAGACTTTGAAAAGATATTAGTTAACTTCGCACCATATCCATTTTTACCACCCACTACTTTTTGTTCATCCTTGTTGTAATTAGTTGATGTGAGTAATTCACCAAAGATAAGTTGTGGAATATAAATCGGTTTCCCATTTTTCTTTTCCTTAGGATGTTCCGCCACATCAATTCCATCACCAGTGTTCATGATACTAACTTCACCCTTTTCTTTGTTAATCTCTACTTTAATATCTGTTACAAGTGAAACACTTTTATCCTTTTCTTGCAAACCTTGTAAGCGTGTTACTTGATCTTTCGCATTCACTAAAATTTCATTATAGATATTTAATACTGCCGGAATGAATTCAACTTCTCTTGTAGTAATCTTATTGTTATCTGGGTCGTAAATAGATAGAGTTTCGCAAATTAAATCACAACCACCAACATAAGTATCTGGTGTATTATAAATGTGATTTTGAAGGTTTTCTTTCTTGTATTTCTCTTCTAGACTCGTCATGATATATTTAAACTTGTAATTATAAGTTTAAATAAAAAAATCAAATTTTATAAAAATATTAATTTACTGTCTTTTCAATCGTTTCATCTATTACATTTATAGCGGTATCCTTTGCGACTTTAGAAGATTCTTCTTTTAATAACTCCCTTACATTACCGACTGTTGTTGCAACTTCACCATCTATTTTTTTATCAGTTAATGATTTCATTAATTGATCTAACTGACCCATTTTACTATTCATTATGCTATCTATTTCATTCATTTTAGTATCAACTTCTGCCATTCCTTCTTCTATATCTCTTTTAGGTTTATCAGGTATTTGTTTTTTTAGTTCATCTGGTAGATTTTTCATGAGCTCTGCTTGAAAATCAAACTTCTTTCCTTTCTTATTTTTATTAACATCACCTTTCCCAGAATATTCTTTTTCAACTTGTTTTCTCTTAATATTTTCAATGCTCTTTGAAAATGCTTTGTATGCTTCTTGATGTGATTCATCGTCTTCATATTTACCAGAAAGCTGGAAATACTGCCATCCTTCAGTTTTTAATTGTTCAGTAGTTAAAGCATATTCAAAGTAATTCTTGTCTAAACTGAATAATTGTAAAAATCCATTACTAGCTGTCACCATTAAAGATATTGTCCACGAAGCCCAATAAGTCCATTGATCAAAATTCTTGGGTAACTTTGCTGGATCCATCTGACCCAATGATAAAATAGCAGGTAAAAGTATTGAACCAGTTGTTACTATAAATCTAAACGTATCATAATATTTTTTTGTTTTTAGTTTCCTTTGCTCATACTGAACAACCTCCGATAAAAATCTACTCTTTAAAATACCTCTATCCGTTTCTGATTCTAGCTCCAATGTATCTATAATCTTATTCACTTGATTTGCGTAACTATCATCATAATTTAAACTATTTGAATTATCATTCATATTAAATATAATTTATAAAAATTATATTATTAATTTATTTTTCATGTGTTATGTTTATATTTGATAACTTCGAATATAAGTAAATATCTCTTAATAACTTATTACTCTTTCCCGAAACCTTGACACCTTTCTTTTCCAATTCTTTCTTTATTTCATTTGATTTTTTATTTCTTATCTCTTTTAATTTTCTCTGTATTTCTTTGTAATCTTTATCATTAAAAGTGCTATTTTTAATACTTACTCTTCTGTTTCTCCCTCTTGTTTTACTTCTTTTATTTGTCCTACTTATTGATCTTCTGATATTTTTATGAGATTTTTTGACTTCTTGTTTCTTTTTAAATAATTGATTTTGTTCTTCATTTTCGGGGGGTGATATTATCTCTGTTTTATTGGGACCCTGCAATTCGTCGGTTAAATTTTCATTTTGAGTGGGCATCTGAATGATATTTGATTTTTCTTTTGATTTCATATCAAATATATCATTTTCTATTTTTAATAGATCTCTCGGATTATTATCTATTTTTTTTATTTTTTTTGGTGAAACACGCCTCCTTGTAACATGGAAAACTTTTTTATCCTTACTCTTCTTAACATCTTTTTTTTCACCTAAAAACTCTTTATATTTATCTAAACTTCGCTTTTTATTTTCATTTGGTTTATCATTTTTTGGCGATTTAGTAATTATACTCTTTGTTTTAATCTCCATTAGATAATATATATTTAGATATTTATTTTAAAATATTTCATTAAAATATCTTACCATAGGTTGATATTTCATTAAAATATCTTACCATAATCACTCTTTTCACCTCTAGCCTTTTGTTGATGAAGTTTTATTTCACACATTAATCTATTCTTACATAACTCATCATCCTGAAAGATACTTAGTAAGATATTTCTAACTGTTCCATCTCCTGGATATTCACCTTTCTTATCTTTATAAAGAGTTTTTAATGATTCGAATATAAATGCTTGTATATGAGATTTTCTATCATCATACAAACTATGAATTACTTTTTCTATTTCACCATCTGGTATAGTTATTATATTATTATCAGTTAGATATTTTTCGTAATTTGTTTTCACATAAAAATGTATCAAATCTCGGATAGTATTCTGAAGACTCATTATAATTTAAAGATACTATATTATTTTTAAATAAACTTAAGTTTAATTTAGTTAATATTAAATAATTAGTATTAATAAATGATAAATTTTGTAAAATATTTTTATCGATATACTTCACTTATATATACGTTATATAGTTATATTACTAGCAAAGAGGATGAAAAAATAATAATATTAGATAAATTAATAGAAAAAATAAAATGCTGTGGGTCAGTTGCTATTAAATTTTGCCAATGGTCTATCCCTAAACTAGAAGTAATGCATCTTAAAAGGGATGATATTCATAATAACATTAAACCATTATGGCTTAATAAATTCGAACAGTTTTATGAAAATTGTGAAACACATGATATGAAATATACCTTTGATACATACAAAAAAATATTTAATCAAGATATAACTTCCGATTATGAAATACTGGATATAATTGGTTCTGGTAGTATCGGTCAGGTTTATCTTTTAACAGATAAACCTCTAACCGAGTTTACTGATCCTAAGAAGTATATTATGAAAATAGTACATCCAGATGTCAGAAATGAAATTTATTATTTTAGAATCTATTACAATATAATCAAACAAATACCCTTCATCAAAAACACAATCAATAGGAATTTCCCATTTGATATTAATGGATTTATAGATAGTTTCGATGAACAGAGTAATTTTATTAATGAAAGTAATAATCTGATATCATTTCACGAATATTACCTTGATAATGATTCAATTATCATACCTAGATTGATTAAATGTTCAAAAGATATAATTATAATGAGTTATGAAGAAGGGGTTTCTTTTGATGATATACGATGTGATAAATATAATAAATATAAAATAGCCCTTTTATTAACTTCATTTATAAGAAACAATCAGAGGATAACAAATTTAAATCATGGGGATTTACATAAAGGAAATTGGAAAGTAAAAGTAGATGAAGGAGATTATAAACTTGTAGTTTATGATTTTGGATTTTCATGGAGAACACCCATAACAAAGAAACGAGGTATAGAAGAAATTGTTGAAGTTTTTGAAAAATCAGACACTAATAATGTAGACATTGACAAAATGGTGTCTGTATTTGAATTATTAATCAAAAATGGCGAAAACAAAACAGAATCAGTTAAACAATATTTACGCGATAATATTAGTAATATAAGACCATGGATTTTAGATCCTCACAGGTTTTTTAATATAATAGTAGATATGTGTATAACTTATAAATTAGAGATTGATCCTGTTTTGATTCAATGTATAATCATTGTAATACAATGTGAAAAAATATTTAGTGAATATAATTTTACTTCAACGGTGGAAAATACTATTGAATCTACTGAAGTTTATCGCAAAAAATATTTAGATTTTTTAGCTTATTATAAAACCAATAATATCTTTCAAGATTATTCAAAATTAATCATGCAAAAACTAAATGATGAGCAAACAGAAATAAATAGTATTTTTGATTGTGATAAAATGCCAGATAGTATTAAGCTTTTAGCATTGAAAAATGTATAAATTTGATTTTAAATTACCTAAAGTTTTAATACAGTATATATTTAACATGATGGATGATTCATCTACTGAGAGAATCATCGACCAATATTTCAAACAAAATAATATCTTAGTAAATCACCATATTGAGTCGTATAATGAACTAATTGATAATATAATACCAAAAATATTATCACAGTATTTTCCATTAAACATAACCGTCAACAATGATCAGATTAGTAGCATAGAACTCGAAATTGTAAATATCAATATAAATAAACCATATTATACCGAAAATAATGGATGTAGTCAAATAATGTCACCCCACATTGCTAGAAAGAGAAACTACACATATTCTATATCTTTACATCTTGATATTAATATTACTTATAATATCAAGGAAAATGATACAATTATCATGTTACCTTCTAAATTAATTACAGATGTTTTACTTTGCAAAATACCTATCGTTGTGAAGAGTAAATATTGTGTTTATAAAGATAATTTACTCACTGAATGTAAGTATGATACGGGTGGTTATACTATTATTAACGGCAATGAAAAAGTTGTTATCACGCAAGAAAAAGTTGTCCCAAATATAATTCAAATTTATAAAAATAATAAGGTCGCATCAAAATACAGATTCACATGTGAAGTTAAATCTTGTAATCCAAATACATTTGGATTAACACGAAGTATTTCTATTAAAATTACAAATAAAGAATCTATTTATGATAATAATATTCTAGTTCAATTCCCTCATTTAAGAAGTGACATACCCATTGTGATTTTATTTAGATTACTTGGTTGTTTAACTGATAAAGAAATTATATACAATATTATTGATAATAATGGCTCCGAAACAGATAAAACAATCGTTAAAATATTACAAAAGTCAATTAGAGATTATTCTGAATACAAAACCGAAAATGATGCTTTAGAGTATACTATACATCATATTAATCATAATAATAACAATTTTTCCAATGAAGTTAAATATGATTATTGTAAAAATATAGTTAAAAAAGATATCTTACCTCATTTAGATAATAATATATCAAAAATTCAATATATTGGTCTCATGATTAATAAGTTATTAAAATGTTATCTGGGTATTGAAGATTGTAGTAACCGAGACAGTTACAACAATAAGCGCATTGAGACAACTGGTGTTCTAATGGGTAACTTAATCAATCAATGCGTTTCAAGGATTACAAAGGATATAAAAACATCTGTTAAGAAAGAATTATCACTGGGATTACTAAATACAAATAATGATTATACAAATATTATCAATGATGTTAATATCTCTAAAATGATAAAATCAAATTATATTGAAACTGTATTGAAAAGTGCACTAGCAACAGGGAATTGGGGTATGAAAAATAATATTAACAAACAAGGTGTTTCTCAAGTATTGAATCGGCTAACATTCATGAGCACACTTTCTCATATGCGTAGATTAAGTACTCCAGTAGATAATACTGGTAAGTTAATCGCACCAAGAAAATTACAAAATTCACAATGGGGGTATATTTGTCCCACAGAAACACCCGAAGGCCAATCAGTTGGTGTAGTTAAGAATTTATCAATGACGTGCGAGATAACTAATGATATACCAAAAGAACATTATATTTCATATATAGAAGATTACATCATCAACCTGAGTAATATAGATATTTATAAGGTAAACAAGAGTTTACTAACTAAGGTATTTATTAACGGGGAATGGATTGGATACACTGAAAGCACTTCTGAATTAATTCAGACAGTAAAAGTTTTAAGAAATAAATGTATAATACATTCTTATATATCTGTAACATATTCAAACATTGATAACTCAATTTATATATTTTCGGATAGAGGTCGTTGTATTAGACCATTGTTCAAAAATAATATTCGCAATATTGACCAAAAAGATATAAAATGGGGTAACTGGGAATCTATCTTATTAAACAATGATTTTATTGAATATATTGATATTCATGAAGTTAATAATACTCTTATAGGTAATTCTTTTAAAGACATTGATAAAAATTACTCTCATTATGAAATGAATCCAACATTAATCTTAGGAAGTATCGCTAATACTATTCCTTTCTTAAATCATAATCAAGCTCCAAGAAACACATATCAGTCTGCCATGGGGAAACAAGCGATAGGAGTTCATTGCACTAATTATAATGAAAGATTTGATACATTCGCCCATATATTACATTATTCACAGAAACCTATGATTAACACAAAGATAATGAAATATCTTAATTTTAATAGTCTTCCAAATGGAAATAATATAATTGTAGCAATTGCTACATACAGTGGATATAATCAAGAAGATAGTGTTATCATTAATCAATCAGCCATAGACAGAGGATTATTCTCGTCAACATTTTATAGAACATACAAAGATGAAGAACAAAAAAATCAACTGACTGGAGATGAGGATAAATTTTGTAAACCAGAGGTAAGAAAACTATTATATCCCAAACCAGCGAACTATGATAAACTAAGTAGCAGAGGTCTCGTTGATGAAAATACTCATATATCTCCAAATGATATCATTATTGGCAAAGTTATCCCTATTAAAAATAAAGAATATAATTACAGAGATTGTAGCACAACACCTCGCGTAAATGAAAACGGAATCATAGATAAAAATTATGTAGATATTAATAGCGATGGATATAGATTTTGTAATGTCCGAATCAGGCAAATTAAAGTTCCTCAAATCGGAGATAAATTTTCAAGTAGGCATGGGCAAAAAGGAACAGTTGGAATGACTTACAGACAAGAAGACATGCCTCGTACCAAAGATGGTATTGTTCCAGACATCATCATGAATCCACATGCTGTTCCTAGCAGAATGACTATTGCTCAACTATTAGAATGTATTTTGGGTAAAACATGTTCTGAATTAGGTTATCAAGGGGATGGAACTGGATTTAATAATACTGATGTTAATGATATTATTAACAAGTTAGAATCTTGTGGTTACGAAGGGATGGGTAATGAAGTATTATACAATGGATTTACTGGTGATCAATTAAAAACATCTATCTTTATTGGTCCTACATATTATCAACGTCTGAAACATATGTCAGCAGATAAAGTTCATAGCAGAGCAAGTGGACCGATTGTATCTATGACAAGACAACCTGCCGAAGGTAGAATGGCACACGGTGGTCTTCGTTTCGGAGAAATGGAAAGGGATTGTATGATTGCTCATGGAGCATCTTCATTCCTTAAAGAAAGATTAATGGATGTTTCAGATAAATATAGTGTTTATGTATGTAATGATTGTAACATGATATCAACCGGTAACAGCAAAGAGGGGATTTATGAATGTAAAAAATGTAATAACTATGGAGATTTTACAAAAGTTTATATCCCATACGCTTGCAAGCTTCTCATTCAAGAATTAATGACAATGAGCATTGGTCCTCGAATCTTAACAAACTAAATTTGATTTTAAATATACAATAAATTAACAAACGCTCATAATTATGGATACTCATAAAGAATTACCCAAACAAACTGAGATAAAAGAAACAAAGAAAACCGAGAAAAAATCTAAATCAGAAAGATGCCATCACCTCCAATGTAAAAAGAAACTCAAAATGATGAGTTTCACATGTAAATGCGGTCTAAACTTCTGTGTAGCTCATCAGAATCCACACAGTCATAACTGCCCTTATGACTACAAATCGGAAAAATGTAAAATCATTAAGGAAAACAATCCTAAACTAGGTAGTAAATTAACTAAAATATAAATTAATTTTGAAACATTATTTTTTATTTAAATATTATGGTTATCTCATTTAATATGAATCATAAGAAACGTTTAAAAGAAATAAAACAATCCAATAAAAGAAAAATATTAAAAAATAAATTATCAAAGAAAATTAAACTCCATAAAAAACGTATAGAAACTGATTTATCTTATTTTACGAATTGCCTTCCAATTGATATTCAGAAGCGTATATATATATTAGCATGGAAGTTATCGTGGAGGGAATATGTTCCAATAACTGCGAAAATTCCTTCTTGGCATAATCACATGAATTATGTTCAAAAGAAATTATGGGAAGCACAATTACATAATATTCATTTTTTACATTTACCATTCAATACTCTTCCCGAAAATAAAAAATGGATCATGGGTTGTCAATGTGAATTTTGTAAAAATGATAATGAAATATGTGTTGTTGAAAAACATATCCATTATTTAATACAATATAGAAATTCATATTATTTTTCGGATAATTTTATGCCATATTCCACAAGTAGTTATTGGAACGAATATTTAGTTCCCATTGGTATTGACGGTATAAATTTTCGATTTATGAAAGTTTTTGATCCTCTCTGTGGTTCTTACAAAGAAAATTACACGAGTAAAAGATTAAGAGAAGGGGGTAAGTTTGAATTTAGTTATCCTACAATGTAAAAATTTGATTATGATAGTTTTTGTTCTTTTAAAAAACACTAAGTATCTTACTTATAATTTTATATAAAAACAAATAGTATTAAACTTAATTACTAAAAATATATATATATATATATTATAAATGCTTGATTTTGATTTTAGTGTTGAACATGTTTTAATGTTTATGATTGCAATATTTTTATTATATCACCTTGTAAATAATTGTGGTTGTATGAAAGATGGTTTTTGTATTGGAACAAATTGTAAACAAAAACATTGTCAAGAATGTAGTTCATTTTGGCCTTTTGGAAAACATTGTGGTAAAAATTTAGAATGTCGTATAATAGAAAATCTTGGCCAGTGTCCAGGCAAGGTAGGTTCTTATTGTGTAACAGATACTTAACTTTCTAATCATCTTCGTATTGCTTCATCAATTTCTCTATCAGAAAAACCATCTCTAATATTATCAACAATAATATTAGGCAAGAATAATTGGTAGATTTTAATTATTTAAGAATGGTTATCCTACAATGTAAAAATTTGATTATGATCGTATTTTTCTTTTAATAAAACATAACGAGTATCTTGCTATGGGGGGTATTACTCTCCTATCGAGAGAACAAGAGAAGAAGAAGGTCTTTATCCAGTTAGGGAAACGATTCGGTTTGCCCAAAGAATTAATTATTTATCTCTATCAGGTTTTGATGAATAGCATCAAACATGATATGAATTTGGAAATAAATTTTCGCAAAAACATTCTTTCTTCGCATCTATGTGGTCCATCATCCTTGTCTTGCGATATGGATGAACTATTTACTCTGAATAACCCATTTCAGTTTAGATATCCACTTGGTAGAGGCAACGAATGGTTGATTCAATCCGATAAGGCAAGAAGAGAAGATATTTTCTATCACGGTTGCTATAACCAACTAAGACCACGAGATATTATTAGTCAGCAGATTAAAATTTATGGAGATTATCATTTCCTATTGAGACCGAGAATTATTCGTTGTAGAGAATATTATGAATCACTCGAAGATATGGATCGTGTTAGATTTATTAATCAAGTTGGTATAGATTTATTTGATCACTATTGGGACCATCTTGAGGATAATGCTTATAATCTTATTTGCCAAGGGTATACATATGAAGAAACATGGTTGGACTTCGTAGATGAAGAATAAATCCTCTTCCCTTATCATCATAAATTTTTTTCCTTTGTTCATAAATTTGATTTTATGAATAATCTATCACATTAGATTACAAATCACATTGACTGATACTCGGTCAACTTCGCATTTATAACTTCGTTCAGTGGTCAGCGGTCAGCGGTCAGCGGTCAGAGTTCAGCATGGCATGGGGTTCAACTACGGCAGAAGCGTGGTCCGCAACGGACCTGGATTCATGGAGTGCGACCACTCAGAGGGGTGTCCAGAAGACAGATGAGTTCCTAGACGAGTTGGAACTTGACGAGTCCCTCGCTCTCGCAAAAGAGAACGGTCACCAAGAAGGCAACTTGAATGCGGGTCTCGCCGTGCGCTTCGGCCACACCGCTCAAGAAATAAATCGCACTAACCCATTCTGGAAGATGACGGATGAAGAAATCATCAGAGACGACCCCACCACCATCTACTTCAACTCCTCCACATTTGTCCGTGATGAAAACGACAAGGATACCAGAGAAAATACGGACTTCATTGAGCGCGGAGATAGACCTCTCTGTTCGGTGGCGAAGATTGTTCAGGCGTCAATCGGCAAAAAATCAATCTGGCCGATTGTCGCGCACATCAACGACAAGTTTAAAGTTACCGCGATGGACCTCATCATGGAGGAGATACTAGAGACACTCGAAGCAGGAAAGGCTTATCACTTCAACAATTGTTCCTCCCTTAAACTGCGTTCTTCGCGTAGCTCCATAGACTCCGTCATGTCTTCCTACGTCCTTTTCAGGTATATTGTGGGTCTTCCACCGCTCACATTCCCTCCACCACCAAAACCACATACTCCAGGAGAGAATCGCATCAAACTAGCTGAGGCGGAAATGAAAGACAAATCTAAACCTAACCTAGTTAGACAAGCACCCCGCAGTGTATACTGCTCATAAAATTGAAACCAACAAAAAAAATGTAAAATTAGTTAGAATAAAGACAAAAAAAATTTTTTATTTAAAAATAATTTCATATTTTTTTATTAAGGAAATGTTTCTACTTCAAGATATTAAACTGGATTTTAGTGATGTATTAATTAAACCCCAAAATACAAATTTATCATCTAGGTCTCAAGTAAACTTAGAAAGAGAATTTAGTTTTAAGCATACGGATCAAGTATGGAAAGGTGTTCCTCTTATAGCATCTAATATGGATACAGTAGGTACACCAGAAATGTATCATTCATTAAAACAACATAATATTCTAACTTGTTTTCATAAATTTTTAGAAGATTATCCAGAAAATGATAGAAATAAATATATTGTTTCAATTGGTATCAGAGATGAAGATTATAAGAAACTAGAAGAATTATATGAAACATTTCCAGAAAAATGTAATATTGTATGTGTTGATGTAGCAAATGGTTACATGGATTCATTGGTAACCTTTTGTCAAAGAGTTAGAGAATTAATACCTTATTGTATTCTGATAGCGGGTAACGTTGTAACAGGCGAAAGAACAAAAGAACTAATAGTAGACGGAAAAGTTGACATAGTAAAGGTAGGTATTGGAAATGGTTCAGTTTGCACAACACGCATACAAACCGGAGTTGGAATGCCACAATTATCTGCTTTAATTGAATGTAGTGAAGCAGCTCATGATGTTGGTGGTTATATCATTTGTGATGGTGGAATTACCTGTCCAGGTGATGCGAGTAAAGCATTTGGAGCTGGTTCAGATTTTGTAATGATGGGTTCTATGTTGGCTGGACATGAAGAATCAGGTGGAGAAATCATTCAAGAAGGTGATAAACTATATAAAATTTTTTATGGAATGAGTTCACAAGAAGCAATGAATAAACATTATGGTGGTGTAAATGATTATAGATCAAGTGAAGGCAAGTGTGTTAAGATTGAATATAAAGGACCCGTAATTAATACAATAAAAAATCTGTTAGGTGGTATCCGTTCAACCTGTACGTATGTAAATGCTCAATCTATAGAAGATTTACCCAATAATACCGTATTTTACAGAGTTAATAATCAAGTGAATACTATCTATAACTAGTTAATGTTAAAAGTATCCTTAAAAAGCATCCTCATCTGGATCTCCTCTATCTAAATCTATAATATCGTCTTCTACACTATTTGTTAGTATCGTAGGTATAAATCTTTCTTTGAGGACCAGGGGTACTTCACTATCTGGGATATCGACATCCTTATAGGCTTCAAATATAATCTCAGATTGTTTTAATCCAACCTTATCTATCTCTTTGAAAAGGAATTGTAGTTTCAATGCTCTTCCAATCCATTCTTCTCTGCTATTAATTAATAAACTACATTTGAGAATCAAATATTTATTATCGTCATTTATTTTATCTAGCTCTTCTTGATTTCGTTTCATTTCCTGAATATTTTCATCATTAAAATCAATTAAATATTGACATTCTTCTTCTATCTTACGAATTTCTTTTTGATATGTTTGATGAATTGTTTTTATCTCTTCCCTTAGAGTATTTATTTCATGTTTATCTTCACTACACTCTTCTTCACAATAATATTCTTCATAATCCACTTGATATTCACTTATCAAGTTTTTGCGAATATCCCTCAACCATGGGTAATTTTGTATAGAAATATCCATATTTTTCTCTTATTATGAATGATATAAGAAATATCAAATTTATATCATACTCATAATATGTTTTTTTTCGTAAATTTAATATTTAATACTATCAATATAATATGTCAGACGAAGAAAAAGAAGAATATGTTGATACAGGAATTGGTCAAAAAAATGTGGATAAATTAATACCTGATAGAAATATCACAGGGGACAATGAATTAATCATTAAAGATAATTTCAAAACAGAAAACAAGGATGATATCCATGTAAATGAGGTCACGTTACAAGAAATAAAAAAAGAATTTCAAGATTCAATCAATAAGAACTCATCCGATATCAATGAAT